CCCACGATAGGCAGCAGAGCCTGAATCATTGCTTCTTGCCCAGCATCCTCTGGACCGTATCGGTCTCATAAATGCGGATCGAAGTCCAGATGATGGTGATGATGGCGGCAATGGACGGCAGGATTCCGGCCAGCGTACCCACTACGGTTCCGACGCTCACGGCATCTCCGATATTCTTGGCAGTTTCGGTCAGGTGAGCATCGGCCATGGCTTACTCCGCAGGTGCGATGGTCAGTTCACCCGCAGCGACCAGAGCCATGATCGCGGCGTAGTCGCTGTTGGCAGGGTCGAGCGGGACGAAGCTCGTCACGCCGTCGATGTCGACGCGGATGCTATCGACTGTTCCATCATATTGAATGTACTGAGCGTTGGCATACATGGTCAAAGCTCCGCCGATGCTACACGGTTCGTCAAACCGCCAGAGTCTGTTGAGTTTGCAAAAGTGATCGTGAGGTCAGCCTTCAACGTAGATATAAACGATGATCCACCTGTTCCGCCTGTTGCCGTTGCTGTAATTGTGGGAGCCGTCCGCATAGCAACCGGAAAAAACCATGCAGCAACTCGCTCAGTGGAGTTTGAAGACCTAATTGTCGTTCGAAGTTCTACGCTATCGACGAGGTAATACCTCTGACACAGCGCCAGTTCCTGCCCGTACAGCCGACGCTCGAAAGGCGTGGCGACGGAGCCGACTTCAAGCTGAACGCCGGTGAGGTAGAAGGTTGCGCCGTTGGTGCCGACGACGGAGACAGCCCCGGTAGGAGCCACCAATGCGCTACCGGACCACGCACCCGCCGTGCCGCTGAACGTCGAGCCGACGCCAAGGCCGAACTGAAGCGCGATGGAAGCGGTGTTGTCGGACGGATACGTGCCCGACGTGTCGCCGGGGATCGTGACGGACTTCTGTTCCCACGTATTCGCTGCGCTGATCGTGTAGCTGAACGGATACGTGCGACTGCCGTTGGCGGCACCGATGGCCCCGCCGAAGGTTCCCGTCAGCGACGAACGCACCCAGAAGGACACCGTAACCGTCTGCGCCGAGGCTGTGCCCCACGCAAGGTCGGAGACGTTGAAGCCTTCGATCAACTGATAGATGCGGTAGATGTCGGAAGACAGAACCGCATACGCGGACTGCGACGTGACGCCGAGGTAGTTGGAAAAGCCCGCAGGAGGCGTGACCGATCCTGCGTTGCGCTGCGCGATCAGCTTTCCGGTGACGGTCTGTCCGACGATCCAACGGTCCACGGTGTAGCCGTTGATGGTGTTGGCAGTGGCCGCGCCGTTGTTCCTCTGATCGATGACCATCGCGCCGTTGATGATGCGGTTGCGCAGGAACGAGGACGACATGGCGAGGGTTCCGGCCCCCGTCATGTTCCCGCTGCTGTCGAGCACGATGTTGTTGGACGCCGAAGACGGATGCTTCAGGTTGATGGCGCTGAGAGTGCTCATATCAGCCCTCGTACATGATGTTGACGGACCCGGCGTCGAAAGCTTCAGACCCGCTTACGGTGGTCAACCGAAGACGATCAAGAGTTCCTGCAAGGGTCTTGTTGCCGCCTCCAAACACAGAACGATTGTTGTCCCCTGCTTGAGCCGTGTGATTTGACACCCACGTATTGCCCGAAATCGAATAAATGACGAGAGCACCGCTTGTAGCGGCCCCGGCGCTTTCATTCCAGACGAGGAAACCGGACGTGGATGTGGCCGCGCCACTACCACCCGCGTTATCCACGACCGTGCCTGTGGAGGAATACCCCGAAGTTTCAACGCCCGATGCTGTGCCGATTTGAATCAGAAATCGGGAGTTTCCGGTCGTGCTGACACCATTAAATATGAACGTGACCCGTCGAACCCAAGAAGGGATGCCCGTAAAATCAAAGCTTGTTCCGCTCGTCGTGTTCTGCGCGGTCGCCAGTGTCAGCGGTTGAGAAAGCTTGGCAGGTGTGACCGCAGCAGCCGCGATCATCGTGGACGATACGGTGCCGCTGTCGGCAGTCGTGATGACCGTGCCGTCCACATTCGGAAGGTTCAGCGTGCGGGTAGACGCCGTGACAGGCTCTTGAAGCGTGACAGAGCCGCCGCCGGAGGAGTTGAGACGCAAACTCATGCCAAGGCCCCTTTGATTTCTTCCGGAGTCTGCGCTGCGTCGATGGCCGTCTGCATAGCAGCATATTTGACGCGGATGTCTGCACGGGCCGCTTCAGCAGCAGCCGCATCCGCACCGGGTATCTGCGCCGCGATCACCTTGTCATAAGGCGCGAACTCGTCTGCACGCTTGGCGCGGCGAATGTCGTGGGCGATGCTCTTGGCCTTGTCGATGTTGACCCGGATCATCCCACAACCCTCTCTTCGCCCGTCTGCTCGTGGCGGAGCACGATCTTACCATCAGCAGCGTATTCTTTCACGACCCATACGGAGCCCGCACCATAATCGGCACCTGCGCCGTCCGGGTCCGCGATGTCGGCTTCCCATGCAGCCCTGAACGTGCGGTCAGCCGGGATGTCGTCCACCGAGACGATCTTGTAGGGAGTGCCCGCCGGGACATCCTTCGCGGCGACGGCTTCAATGCCGTGCTGCGCCACGAAGTCAGGAGCGGGGACGAGGACGAAAACGCCGCCTTCGTCGGTCGGATAGATGATACGCTGATCGGTCATTGATGGCTCCTGTCAGCGAAACACGGCGATGGTACAGATAACGGGGTCTGCGATTGTTCCACCGCCCCCTGCCAATCGACGATAGTTTAAACGCACCGCAGACGTTGTCGGAGAAACACCACCATTTATACCGCAGACCATCGGCTCATCTGCATTGGCCCCACTGTTGTTCTGAGCCAATACCCCCGCAGCATAGTTCGCATCAGGCATGGCCGTCGTGAGGTTTACGGTGTAATCGCCCGTTCCGTTGTCGGTGATCGATGTCACGTTGCCCGACGCACGGATTGCTACGACACCCGTTCCGTTGAAGTTGACCCACGCACGGCAACCATAGGCCACTGCTACAGAGCCGTAGCCGCTGTTGAATTGGAAATTACCGGAGCCATCAAACCGACCGCGCTCTGTACCATTCGTTCCAAATGTCACTGGAACATTGTTGGCAGTTTGCAGTCTTGTGAACGTCGGGTCGACCGTCAGCGCAGAACCGTTCCCGCTTGCGGTCATGTTGATGGCAACCGCAGAACCACCGTTGAACAAGTCAAGTCGAGCGCCGGGCGCATTTGTCCCGATGCCGACGTTGCCCGATGAGTCGATACGCATCGCCTCAACGCCGCCTTCTGCAAAGGCAATCGTATCCGCCGCCGGAAAGAACACGCCCGTGTTGGTGTCCGTGCCTTGATAAGCAGGAGTTCCGGCAGAACCGTCCGTGCCGCTGATACCCGTGGAACCGTTGATGACGACAGGCATCTGTTACCTCACACGATGGTCCACACCGAACCGCTCGGGACGGTCACGGTGACGCCGGAATTGATGGTGATCGGACCCGCCGACATGGCATTTTTGCTGGTCGTGATAGTGTAGTTGGCCGTCACGGTCTGGCCGTTCTCGACAAAGATGTCGTCCGAACCGCCGCCCGTGGCACCACCACCGACCGAACCCCACGCCGTGCCGTTGTAGCCTTCGAACTTGGCAAGCGTGGTGTTGAACCGGAAGTAACCCGTCGAAGCCGCAGGACGCTCTCCGGTCGTGCCCGCCGGGATATCCGCAGCACCCGTAGAACCACCGACCTTGGCGACGAAGCCCGCACCGGACACGTAGGCCGCGACCCACGTCGTGCCGTTGTACAGCTTCATCACGCCATCAACACTGTTGAAGTACAGAGCGCCCGCCACAAGCGGATTGCCGTCGTTGTCCAGCGTGGGATTGCTGGTCTTGGTTCCAAGATAGCGGTCATCGAACGAGTCATACGCGGCAAGCGTGGCGTCACGCGCCGACTCCGCAGCCGTCTGAGCATTCTGCGCCGAGGTCGCGCTACCAGCAGCATTGCTGGCAGACGTGGATGCGGCAGACGCAGACGACGCTGCGTTGCTGGCACTGGTCGAGGCCGCAGATGCAGACGACGCCGCATTCGACGCAGAGGTCGAGGCATTGGAGGCAGAGGTCGAAGCCGCAGACGCAGACGAGGCGGCATTGCTCGCGCTCGTCGAAGCAGCCGATGCGGACGAAGATGCAGACGACGCAGCCGAAGAGGCGGTCGAGGCAGACGACGAGGCGTTGCTGGCCGAAGTAGCCGCAGCCGAGGCAGACGCCGCAGCGTTCGTGGCGTAGGTCTGCGCGTTGGCGATTTCACCAGTAGTAGGCCCAGCTTCCGGTTGTCCGGTGCTGGAATTGAAGACCAATGCACGACCAACACGCGCAGCCTTAAGCGGAATCGTGTCCAGAGTCGAAGGCGTATCGTCATCCGAAAGACGCAGCGTGCGCGTGTCTCGCGCTTCCTGCTGCTGAGACATCGCCACAATGCGATCAAGGTCGGTGTTCAGCGCCTCGATATTGAACGGACCGGAGGTCGGAAAGTCGGTCGTCCGCGAAACAGGAACGTCGCGAACAATCGTAATAATGTCATTGAGGGCAGCGCCGACAACCAGAGTCAGAGTACCGCCACCTGTTACGCCCGCACCGGTTACCGTGTAGTTCGTCGTCAGCGTCAGAAGTGCCGCATTCTTGTAAACCTTAAGATCGCTGTTCGCAAAAAACTCAAAAGGAATTGCGAACGCGGTCTGACCGGAGGTCGCCGTGTACTGAGCGCGAGGGGAAGTGTCGTTGATCAGAATCGGCATGGTGGTCCTCCGATGCTTGTGGTCGCTTTAATACGACGCAGCATCAATGCACTAATAGAGTTGCTCCGTCAGTCCGCGCTCCGCAGTCGTGAAGAGGGACTTCCAGTAGAACAGGTCATTCAACGGAACCATCCGCCGAATGGCCTTGGCCTCTTCCGGGGCAGTTGCCGAGTCGTCCACGAACACGCGGTAGAGATCGGCGATTTTGCCACCACCGGGACCAACGAATGTGCCAAGTTGGCTGTAGTCGTCGTACATCCGATAGCCATAGGCAGGAGGTAGGTCGAGCATAGGGCGCAGTCCATACTGACCACGAGTCGCATTCTCGATGATGTTCGGAATATCGCCGAACAGACCCAAGATGCCAGAGAAGTTCACGGCACGAAGAATCTTCTCTTCCGTGCTCATCCGCTCCCAAGCAGCATCGGACGTCTTCAGTTTGCCGACCATGTAGCCCATGCCGACCATGGCAGCAACGCCCATGAAGGCGTTTGCCTCGCGGCCCTGCAATGCAGACAGCAGGTTCTTGTTGATTGCAGCAAGGCCGAAGTTCATGTACTGGAACGGAAGGCGGGCAAGCGCAAACTCCCGCATATTCTCGCCCTTGCCGACAAAGCCCTGCGTGATGTTCGGCTTGTTGGCGGGTCCAGCAGTCACAATGGTGCGGCGTGTCTCACCTGCAACCGCGCCAGCGAACAGGCGCACGAGATCAGGATCGTCCCACTGAGACGTGTTGGCGACATTAAGACGTGTCAGCTTTTCGATAGGCTGCGCTGCGATGCGCTTGGCTGCATCTACAGAAATGCCATAGCTGGCAAGCTTCTCGACCGTCTTCTTCGAAGCCTTGCCCGCTGCAACCTTGTTGATGTCCTCAAGCATGAAGTGAGAAGACATGGTCCCCATGTAGGTCTTCATGATATCGGTAAGGGGGCCAAGCAAGTTCATTATATAGTAAGGGCCTTGAGCGAAGTTAATCAGGGGCCGGGTCACCTTGTCAAACATCCGCCCTGCCTTGGTAATACCAGAAGCAGAAAGGCCACCGTTTTCGATATGCCGCTGCATATGCATACCGAGCGTTACTTCCATGCCCTCACCCGTGAGGATGCGGGTTTCCTGGGAAGCACGACGGAACGTGTCGGGGTCAGCAAGACGATCCATGGCAAAGCCGAGCGTGCGCTGCACGCCGTGCACCATAATACCCTTGGCAGATTCGACCAATGCGGCAATCGCAGAACCGCCCATCTGAGTAATAGCGGCCCAAGCAGTCAAGGCTTGCGCTGTTTTCCGAGACAACGAAGCCGGGTTCCGAGCATATGCATCGCCAAGAACAAGGTCTCTCAGGCTGACCGCTTCATCGCGAGTATCGAGGGCGTTCTTCCGAATCTGATCCACAGAGCCGGAAGACTCGCGAGCTACCTGAAGCACCGCGTCATCAATTGCATCTTCTGCATCGCGAGTCCCGAACTTGCGAGCGTACTCGATGCCGACACCTGCGCGAGCGGCATAGCTACGAATCAGAGCGGTTACATCGCGCTCGACGAAATCAGCGACAAGTTCATTCGGAATATCAAGATCACGAGCCATGCGGAAGCTGCCGCCACCAGTGCCGCGACCAACCTGAAGCTCGCCAAGCTCGCCTTCGCGCAGAATGTTCTTAATCGTGCGGTCAACGCGAGCCATGATGTTCGCGTCGTCTGCAAGGTAGTCGAGACGACCGATCTCCACCCGAAGCTCGCGAGAGGTCTTGAGCAGCAAGTCCCACTGTTTGTCGGTCAGACGACGCTGGCCGGCAAGCTGCTCGCGCAGTTCCGTCATCAGGTCGTACTGCTTCGGGCTGAGGCCGCGCCACTCGCCTATCGCCTCAAGGCGAGACAGCAGTTCGATATCCTTCGGGTTCTTTCTACTCTTCCAGCTGATGATGTCATCCATCAAGCCTTCGAGGCGTTCGCGCTCACGCGGCGAAGCAGGGTTGTCCTTGAACCACTGGAAGAGAGTAGCGCGCAGTTTCTTCGGGCCATCTTCGTCAGCAAGGATAGCCTCGATATCCCACTGACGATTCAGGTAAAACTGTTCAGACGCAGGGCCGCGATAGGCTATGATATCGTCATTCGCAGCAGCGAACTTCGCGGGCTTGGCAAAGAGGCTGGACGACTTCAGCGGGCCATCAGGACGACGCAGCTGCGCGAGGGCGATGTCGTTGACGAGGTTTTCGTAGTCAGCCTTGCTCAGATTCGGACCGGGACGAACGGTCGTATGAACGATCTCATGGCGCAGGACGAACTCGGCCCACGACTCGGGAGTCGGGAAGGCTTCATCAGGCAGCGCCTTCACACCGGGAACCTGCGGCGTCCTCCACGGGGCATCGACCCAACTTGCAAGGACAGCGTCCTTGTCAAAGAAGATCGTGCCCTTCTCGGAGCTATAGAAGGCGTTGACGGGCTTGTCGTTGCGCTTCTTGCCCGTAGGGCCGTAGACGATCTCCGCGTCGATCTTCTCGACGTTGTCGTTCGATGCTCCGACCAGACGCTCGCCCTTGGGGATTTCCATCTTGATCGACGGAGGATCGATCTCTGTCTCGAACTGGAAAGCCCGACCCTTCGTAGTCGCAAGGTTGCGCTCGGCCTTCTGCAGGATGTTCTGCGAAAGCTCAAGCTCGACCGTCTCGTTAGGCGTGAGGCTGTCGATCTTTGCCTCAAGCTCCGCGATCCGACCCTTCAACTTGCTGACACGATTCTCGTACCGAGCAATCTGCCGAGGGATATTGCGCTGCGAGAAAAGGAACCCCGTCTTCACGCCCTCGTCGCGAGCGTCATCAAAGAACTTGCGAACCACAGTCGATGCCCGCTCTACAAACGGGTTATCGGTTTCAATGCGATCACGCTTATGGGCACGGAAGATAGCTTCCATGAACTCCTGATAGGTCATCAGCCCATCAGACGGACGTGCACCGAACGCCTGAGCAACACGAGTTGCGGTTACTGGAACGTTCACATTGCCGACCGTAATCGGACGAGGGCCACCACCCAGGTACTCATTGTAGATGTTGTCCAGTTGCTGCACGGTATCGGCAGCACGACCACGCCACATCCCGGCCTCAAGATAGGCAGACCGCTGAGTTGGAGTCGGAGCCATCCCATCAGATCCAACCTTGTTGCGGTTGAACATGAGATCGAACTCGCCCGCCATAGCATTCGCAAGGTCTTCGACGGCAGCAACGCCTTTTGACGTAAGGCGACGATATGCAGTCAGCCTATTCGTAAGGGTTTCAAAGCCGAACGCAGGGGCTACACCAGTAGGTTCTGCCGTAGGTCTGGCAATAAAAGCACCCGGCTCAAGGAACTCGGCTTCAGCACGAGGCGGCGGCACGTTGCCATCCATCTTCATCTGAAAATCGTTGTAATTCTCAGCAAGACGGCGAACAGTAGAAGGCCCACCAAGCACTCCAAGACCGCCACCGATAAGGCCACCAAGGACTACGGTCGTCGCCACATTGGTCAGCAGTTCAGTGCGGGTCGCAGTCGGATCGACTTCGGAGCGCAGAGCTTCTTCACCGATAGCCACGGGAGCGAAGCTCGCGCCACCGCGAAGCGCACCAGCCACGAAGCCGCCGCCACGACGAACAGCGCCGAGCGGAAGGTAGTTCACGGGGTTCGCAAACTCTGCAACCAGAGACGGAAGAATGCCGGATTCTTCCATCAACCTCTGCTTGGTCTGCTCGATATTCGTGATGCGAGCCTTCATCGCATCCATGTGAGCAGGACTACGCGCTTCGCGTAGGGTCGAGGCGTACTGCTCGTAGCCCTTCAGGTTCTCACGGGTAAGGGGATCGAAGGAAGGATCGACCGGATAGATGGAATCCGTGACCTCTTTGGTGAACAGCCAAAAAGGTTGCATGGAGATTTCATCGAAGACGTTCTCGACAAAGCCGGCCTCGGGACGATTCTGCATGACACGGGGCATGGACCCAGTGAACGCGCCTTCGGTCGGGTCTTGGCCCGCCTGACGCATTTCACGCATTTCAGCGAGCATGACTTCATCTAATGACGGCATCAGCCGATATCCCCTTCAAGCTCGGAAAAGACCGTACCATCAACGCCCGGAAGATTGCGAGCTTCTTGCAGCTTTACAGGACGACGGATACCGAGCACCTGATCCGCCGGGAACAGTTGCTCACTTACCGTATCGTTCTGATTTCCGCCAAGGACACGAACGAACCGACGCCCGTTCTGTTCCTTGTAGCCCATGAAGAAGCCGACGTGCCCAGTCGTCTCGCTACTGCCGCGACGGAGAACCACGATGTCACCGTTCGAGGGCTTCTCAGGAGTTTCGCCATAGGCAAGAAAGGAGCGGGCGAGCTTGGAGTTGGTCCCGAGGTAGCCCGTCTCACGAAGGATGCCGTTGGCCCAGACAGCGCACCACGGCACCTTGGTCGGGTCGATGTCCTCACCGAGCGTCTTCTTGAAGAAGTCGGTCAGCACGGCCTTGCCGTTGCGTTCATCGACGCCAAGGAAGTCCATAGCCCGCGTGATCGTGGCAGAGCCCGCATCGACCATCAGTCTGGAGTCCCCAGTCGAGACGGTACGGATGTTGCCCTCCACATCGCTACGCTTCTGCGTGCCCTTCGGCAGCGTCTGAAGATCGATGCGGTCGCTGTTGCGGCCTTCGAGCATCTTCCGAATCATGAAGGGCGGCTGCACATGCTCAGGACGCGGCTTCAGATACGCAGGGAACTCCGATCTCACAGGCGAGGCTTCGGGTGCACCACCACCGGGGAACGCGCCCATCAGATCAGCCCCTGCCGGAAGATCGACAGGCGCGATATTGCGCGGCGTACGCTGCATCTCGATGAGCGCATTGCCGGAATAGTCTTCCTGCGCCTTCATATAGCGGCCCGTGAACATCGTGACGATGGAACCATCACGCGACCGAACGGGCTGCGGAAGCGTGCCCTTCTCATAGTACCAGACCTGATACGCAGGATTCGTCGGGCTGGTTCCTACGGGCTTCAGCCAAACATTCTTGCCCACTTCCAGCTTATCAAGAGGAGTCGTGAAGAACTGAGTCGTATCCGCGCTCTCGGACAGCGTAAGTTTCACAAGCGGGTCGAGATAGTCGTATCCGGCAGAACCATCAGCCGAGCGCAAAGCTGCCGGGTTGGTGGCCTTCGGCGTAAACCCACCACTGCCCTTCATCCCGAAGTCGAGCGTATATTTGTTAGCCTCGAAGTTCTTCTTGAAATGCATACCCGCACGATTCATGGCCTCATCGAGAGGGATGTCCATGGCAACAAAGGTTGCAGTCGTGGTCAGAAAATTTTCGCGAGCATCATCGGACATCGTCGTCAGGTCAAAGTCCGTGGCGCTTTTAATCTTGCCGTACAACTCTGTCATCGTAGCTTGATTGCCACGGCTCAGACGAAACTGTTTCATCAGAACGTCGTTCGCACTGGACTCGGTCAGGCGATTGATTCCCTTTTCGACAACGCGCTTTGCACCCTCTGCCGCAGCGACAGGGTCAAGGCCCTGATTGTTGCCGCGCAACGTCGTATAGACCGACATGAACGCATCGTCTTTGGCGTCGAGAGCCTGCGCCCGCACATCGCGGCGCGTGCCGTCACGCACGATGACACTGCCCATCGTCTCATAGAGAGGACGAAGCGCTTCAAGCTGACCCGCAGTCTTCATGCTGAGATTGCTGAAGGTCTGCCCGTACATCTTCTCGGGAACGGTCCCATAGCGGCTGAAGATGACCTGAAAGCCTTCAGGCGTAAACGGGTCTACACCGTTACTATTTGCCCAAGTCTCAACAGCATATCTCTGTTGTTCAGGCGTAACGTTCGCAGGAAAACCGGGGGCATTGCGATTAACGTTGAAATACTCGTTAATGCGTCTTGCATTCTCGGTCTGAGTGTCCCGCTCGAAGCTCCTCGCCATATCGTTGCGAACGACGTTGATGCGGTTGCCCAGCATCTGCCGAACGCGAGGGTCAGACACTTCACGCAGCACCTGATCGGCACTGACGGTCATGCCGCCGATAGTCACAGACTTGTTGCCGCCGAGCCCCTGAGAAATCAGATGCAAGTCGGCCAAGGCTTCCGGCGTAATTGTACCCTCTTCGATGGAGCGGTTCAGCGCAGAGATCACCGTACCGGAGAAGCGATTTGCACGCTGCGTGTTCTCAAGCTGCTGAAGCCCCATCGGGGTGTCAGCCTTCATCTCCACAAGGCGCTGCTGAGTCTTGTACGCTTCGCCTTCGAGACGACGAGCTTCCGCTTCCATCTCGGGGTTGCCAGCCGAACGTGACCACGCATCGATGGCCTGTTCGTTGTAGCGAGTCGCCTGAATCTGCAAGTCACGGATCGTGGACTCACGCTCACGCGAAGCATTCAGGTTCAGGATGCCACGCTGCCGCTCATTCACTTCACGAATGAACGTAGCTTCAAAATCCTTCGCAAAGCGAGGATCGGCACCTTTGATGACGCCACGAGCATGAGCATCCATCAAGTTATAGGCACGCACAGGATCGGTCTGGTTTGCAGACGCAATCTCGTTCAGTTTCGTCTGGAAATCCTGAACGACGTTGTTCTTGTACCGCGTGTCCACGGCATCAGAGAACACACGCGCAGCATACGGCCCGAAGTTCTCGGGGGGCATAGGAGCGATGTAGTTGCCGTTCTGATCTTTGACAGGAGCAGCTGCAATGGCTTCCTTCGCAGCCTTATCGGCCTCCTGCTTCATCAACCCTTCGCCCACATCGCCAAGCGTAGAGCCAAGACGCGACACAACGCTCCCAATGACGGGCTCAGGCAAGTCCGTGCGGAACTCGCGAATGAGCCGCCCGCTGGGCTGAACACCGATCTGTTCGCGGTCGCGTTGGATAGCCATGGGTTATCCCTTACTTGGTCTTGTACTGGTTGTAGCGGTACGCATTCGTGGCAGCTGTACCAAGCGTATTGAAGACGGCACTCGTTGCGGCTTGCTGACCAATCATGGAAGCACGCTCCCGAGCGAATTGAGACTCGACGCGGTTCACGCCGATCTGATCCGTAATGCGCCCAGTGGTGACAGAACCCTGCAAGCGGATATTCGTAATATCCTTTCGCAGAGCCTCTTCCCCAGCAGCAGCTGCGCCCTGCAGGAACGAGCGGCTTTCTCCTACGCCTGATCCACCAATGAACGCTTCATTGGCTGCACGAACCTCACGAGCCCGATCCCGACGCTGGTTCTCTGCTTCAAGCGCCTGAAGTTCCGCAAGCTTGCGATCCTCTTCAAGCTGCTTGTTCTGGACATCAAGCTGATAGTTCCTGTAGTCCGCTTCCGCACTGGCGGCGGCAGCAGATTGCGATGCCTGTACTGCCTGACCGGCAGCAGAGATGAGGGTACTTGCAACGAGAGCAGTGACGCACATTAGGCAGATACCTCCATTGCGAGGCCAAGCACGCGCATCGGCAGGGGTTCCGTTTGGGTTATCGTGATAGTCGCGTCACGCTTATAACCCAACAGAAAGAACTCCCGCTTGCCCGTTACCGGATCAGGCGCATTCGAGAAATCATCACGGACCTGACGAATAATCAAGCGATTCCCGGAAATGCTGACAGACAAGGTCGAATTGAGACCGAGGATTACACGAGCAATCCTTTTGGGACGCCCGGTATAAACACCATCCGGCAACTGAAGATGCACGGGCAGCGTTTCAATCTCGGGGATGTAATTATAACCGACCCTGATGTCCGTCACGGCATTGTTCAGAGTGATCTCGCCGCCAGCAGTAGCGGTGAAATCCCCAAGGTAATAGTTGCCGGAAACAACAGAAACGGTTTTGTTGGCGTACACAGACCCAAGAGCCCAACCCGTAATCGGAGAGCCATTGGTGTAAGTCTTCGAGCCGTCAAGAGTAGAGTCCAAGTCCTGCTCTGCAAACCGCTCAAGGTGATATGCAGAAGCACGTTGAACCGACACGTAAATACGATCACCGATGTTCATAACGGAGTCGAACTTCGCCGTATCGTTGCCCGAACCTTTGGTCGTCCAAAGAGCCCAACCCGCAAGCTTCTCTGCCCGCGCGGAATGGAACGTAGCCATGGAGCCGTCATTGTTCACGATGAGCAGATACTGCTCACCGCTCTTCGACGTGCCGTAGGATACCGCCATATCATGCGGACTCTGAATCAGATGTTCAGCCAGCATGGAGACTGCAGGCGAATTGTACGCTTGCTCCGTATCGGTATACAGGAACTCACGCACAGCCTTGTCGCTTGCCTGTACAAAGACGGTAGCACCATCGAAAGGCTGCGGACTCAGCGTGCTGCACCCATAAGGCGTCTGTCGAGAAATCGACACGTTGCTGGGCGTAATCGTGTTGTTCGGCACACGCGGTACATAAAATTCGGAAGTCGCGGTGAACACCTGCAAGTGACGGTTCGACACGAGATGGCGCACCGACGAAATGTCGTCGGAGCCGACAGTCACCTGAATGGATTCGTTGTCCAGACCTTCGCCCACGTCGAAGTTGAAGAACTGATTGATCTTCGACGCCCACAGTCCATCAGGCTGCGAAAGAGACCCGCCGAACCAGAGACGCGCTTCGTGGAAGGTAACGGCACCCGGCCAACCTGAGACCGTAGAAAAGGCGGGCTCATCCCAGTTCCGCGTCGGAATATTGTTGCCGCTGAAGTGAGAGTTCGGACCACCACCGTCAGCCGACTCGTTGGCCGTGCCCCCAGCCACGTAGGTATAGGTGTTATCATCAAGAACGGTGATCGTATGCGTCCCGTTCAGATGAGTTTTGGTCAGACCCGCAAAGCCGTTGAGCCCTTCAATAGTCAAAACAGCGCCAGTCGAAAGGCCATGATTTACCTGAGTAACTTCAACAAGGCTGGATCCATCAGTGGTTTTGATCGGGTCAATATCGTAGTCCCCACGCAGCGTGCCTTTTACGGTGCCCGTAGCAGTCGTCCCGTTCGTGACAGCAGTGATTTCGATTTCAACACCGAACCAACGAATACGCGAGCCGACATGCCCAGCGACAAAAAAGGATGCGCTGGTAGTCAGGGTAACGGAGCCTGTCGTCCCGCTTGCAGAAAGCGTGACCGCATCAGCGGCATACTTGTAATACGGCTGATATACCTTGTTGCCATTGATGCTCTGATCGAACGCATAGTCCGAAACCGTAAAGGTCGTTGCACTCGTGCGCCGGATGATCTGCGGCTTCATCGTCGGGTAACAGACGATCATTACGTCTGCGGCCTGAGTGAATGTAAGCTCGAACAGGATGGCGGTGGTCCAAGGCGCACTGATCGTTTGAAGAAGCGTACCGGACAAATTGAACACTTTGAGTTCGGTGTTCGACAGCGCAAAGATGTACCGCTCCGTCGAGGAGAACTCGAAAGGGATCAGTCGGGTTCTGCCGGTAAGAATAGCCAAGTGCTCGGTGCCGGGGCGGCGAGTACCACCACCCTGATTCAGCAGAGCAATATTACGCAGCTTTCTCGCCCCATTCTGATACGCACCCGTATCATGGCGCATATCCATCAAGGGATCGAGTTCACCCGAGGAGAAGTTGGTCTGCGCGAGCTTCACGCCCATACGTCACCCCCGAATGGTCGTGCGAAGCTGATGATACCTCTGCACATTCAAGCGGCGCGTCGTCTGACTCTGGGAATCGACGTTCCGCGCAATGGTCATCTGGCGAAGCGCACGCTTCTCCATCATGTCGGACAGATCGACCTGAGCCGCAACAGAGTACGCGAAGATGGACGCAAGCTGATACTCGACCGCCGTGATGAAGCCGGGGGACCAGAAGTCTTCGGATGCGCGGAGCGTGTAGTCCGCATACACCACGTCTTCGGTCGTCGCGTTGCAGTAGATCAAGTCTTGGTAGCGATCATACGCAATGGGATTGTCGTTCACCGTGACCGCGTGCAGCGTCAGCAGATCGGCAGGAGCCTGATAGGCGGCGTCCCAACGAGCGGCAGGAGCGGTGGTCAGGCGAGAAAGCTGAGACTGCCCGGTAGCGAAGCGCCACCGAAAGCGCGTCAGCATGTCCCGAACAGTGTCTTCGTAGAGGTTCGCGGCAACCGTAGCTTCAGTGGTGCCGTCCTCGAACGAGGTGATAGGGCTCGCGCCGATCAGTACAAGCGCACGAGCGCAAATGTCGATATCGGTGGTAGCCACGGTCCAACCTCATAAAAGGTGGGGGAGGATGCGAAAGGTCATCCTCCCCCTAGTGTGCCGGGATGGGAGAGAGCAGCCCGACAGAGAACCTATCAGGTTCCGTTGGTCGTCGTAACCGTCGCAGCGCCCGTAGCGGACGTGACGACGAGAACGTCAACCGTAGGCGTGCCGCCCGTGGCACCGACCACAAGGATCGTATCCCACTGGCGCAGGTTCGCGGTCACATCGTTGAAGTAACCGGAGCCCGCGACCGTGCCGACAGCATCAGCCGAGGTGTAGTGCCAAACCTGACGGGCACCGCCCGCAACTTTGACAAGATCAGCAGCAATGAGAGCCATTGTACATTACTCCTTGATCTGGACTTCGTAAGCGCCACGGGCGTCGATGAGCACGGAGCCCTGCGACATCATCGCGGTCACGAGGTGAGCGGCCTTCTCGGGGATGTAGTTCACCTCCGTCGTCACGTCCTGACCGGACGCGAGGCCCGTGGACGAACGATGGTAGGCGAAGCACTTGCGGATGGTCGAAGCCACCGGGAGACCCGAGTGCGTCATCCACATGAAGCCGAGCCAACGCTTGGCAACCATGCCGCCCTTGTAGGGGAGGTCATCCGCGCCAATGAAGTCGGCATCCGAGAACGCGCTGATGCTGAGAAGATCGATCCAGCCCGCCGGGGACACGACGAAGTAACGCTCGCCGTCATCCGGCACGTCGTTCGCGCCGAAGTACTCGAACACGGTGTTGATCTTCGCAAGCGTAAGACCGTCCGTACCCGCTTCCGTGATGGTATTCGAGGTCGAATCCAGCGACGTGATGACGAGATCGTCGGACTTACGGCCAAGAGCGTAGGCCGCGTTCTGCGTGACGACCTGACGCTCGTCGATGTTGATCTTGAGCTCGTCGAGCTTATCAACATAGTCGGAGGCGTAGAAGTCGGACAGATTGCATTCGACGTTTGAGTGGTCGATGTTCATGACGGGCAGGTTGCCATGCCGCGACTTGGTCGCAGCAGCGCCCGTGCCGACCTTCTGGAAGGTCGTGGACTTGCCGTTGACGCTGCCCTTGAAACGGACAGTGCCACGCAGCTTCGAGCCCATGCGCTGATACGCCATGTGAACTTCGGACTCGAACTGCCTGATGAACGCCTGATCAATGGTCACAGCCATGATGCAGCTCCTTCATGTTTCAGTTTCGCTTCGGGTTCGAAGGTTGTCCGAGTTCCTTCCTTTATGAGTTGTCCCTTGCGGGGCTCATCGGGTCGGTACGGGCCTTATTCCTCGGACAATTCCTCTTTCAGTGAGCAGTGTTCAATGGACCAATACGCTTCAGATATTGGATACCACACTGCGAGTACCCAATTCCCTTTAAGAA